TGATTTTTCCTTGGATTTTTTTGATAAGGCTTTATGTCTTCAATCTTGGTCTTCAAAACTTTCATCATCAATAACTCCTTTCATAACAAGAAAACTTATAAATAAATAATAAGCTTCCTGCCATAAATCTATTTTATATTTTTGTTCAAAATAAGATAAACCTTGTGCATGTAACTCTGTATGCATTTCTCTACTTAAAGGTATACAAGTAAAGTGTCGAGCATTTGATTTTTGTCTATTGCTACCCATACCTAAAGCATGTAAATGATGTGGGTCAGCAACGTGATTACCAGAAACACAACATTGTTTGTTACGAATAAAATCTACATATTCTAAAGAATATTTTTTGATAAATTTATTGTTCATCTCAAAACCTCTATTCCAAGTCTTTCCTACGATAAGTAACTCCACAAATTGTACATCTTGCTAATATTATAAGGTTTTCACAATTACATTTATCTGTTGGGACAAGACCTTTTGCTTCTTTTATATTATTGTCAAAGTCTGTACGATTGCTTCTTGCTGCCATATCAAGGAGCTTAGACAAAGATGATTTATCTTTTTTAACAACAGGAAGCAGTCGTACAAGGCGTTCATAAGATATTGTATTTAATAATAAAGGTTCATTTTGTAAATAATCAAAAAATTCATTATATATTTCTATGTCTTGTCTTGCAGTTTCTCTTGATATATTTATGTTGTCTAAAAATTCTGCCCAAGTATTTACCCAACCATCATAACCTAAAAATAGTTTTTGTTCTTTTACTTTTTGTAAAAGCATACCTCTTTGTAACCTACCCTTTAGTATTGTTATATTTATAGATTTTAATTTATCTACTATTGGAGTAAGTAACTCGTAATTTTTTTCAGCATTATTTTCATGTGAAACTATCTGGTTCATTATAGCTCCCTACAAGATTATGTTTTGCTAATATTTTAGCTTCTTTTTCTTCGTATGATTTCAAAAGCTGTTCTAACTTATTAAGATATCTTGGCATAATTTTGCCATCTCTAAACCAAAGCTTGTGAATGTAAAGAGCATCACGAATTATCTTTATTTGTAATTCGTCTTCGTTTAGTAGAGTATCTTGTACCTCGTTCGTTGTCATGATTCCTCCTAATTATATAAAATCCAAACAAGTTTTTCAACTTATTTCTTAGACCTTTCGTATTCCACGAGGTTAATTTTAATAAATGTAATATCAGAACACCACTCGCCCAATGTCTTTTTAGTGTCTAAGAATGTTAACGGGTGATTCTTGCTAACATATCTTATATCTTCTTCTGATATAAATCCTTTATTGTAATCAGATATTA